GTACCTTCTGCGTCGATTTCCTTAGCAGAAACATCTTCAGTTTCTTTTTCTAATTCTTCAGCGTCAATTCCTGCACCGTCTTCAACTAATAAGTTAGTGTTTACTGTTTCAGCAACATATTCTGCGTATTCTGTAACTTTTTCTAAGTTTGTTTTTAAGTACTCAACGTATTCTAATAAGTTTTCGTGAGTTGTAGCACCTTCATTATAAGATTCTGCTAAATAATTAGTGTATTCTTTGATTTGATCAACTCCTCCAACAATATGCTCTGAGTATTGAATTGATTGATCTAATTTCTCTGCTAACTCTTCTGAGTATTGGATTGATTGATCAGTTTTTTCTGCAACATGTTCTGCATACTGGATGTTTTGATCTAATTTTTCAGCAAGATACGTAGTGTATTCCTTTAAATTAGATAATTCAGTTTCATTTCCTGTTTCTTTAGCTTCTGTTAAAGATTCTTTAATAGTCTTAATCTCTTCAGAAAGGTATTGAGAGTATTTGTTAAAATCTTCAGCAGTGATAAATTTAGATTCTGCCATTTTTGATTGTATTTTATTTTCGGTTGTTTTTGTTTCGTTAGTTAATAAGTCTAATGACTCTCCAATTTCGTATATTAATATGTCAGAGTCGTTAGCAAATCCATAAGATTCATTAACTCTAGTTAATTCAGCATTTGCAAATCCTGGATCTGCTACTAAATCATACGTAAATAATTGTTTGATTTTAACTGTTCCATTAGATTCAACTGCACCAGCTGCTCTAGATGAAATCTGTAAAGGAACTCCCGCATCAACTAAAGCTTTAGCTTGTCTTCCTGCGTCAGTATCTAGTAAACGGATACGTCCTTTAATTTGTTTTGCTTCTTTATCATATGTAATCTCCTCAATAATGTGAGATACATTCTTTAAAGATATATCAAAGTTAGATGGGTGATCTAACTCCCCTAATAATTTTGATGCTTTAATTTTATCCTGTAAAGCTTCGATCTGTGGTACATATTCTTCAGCGGTATAGATACGATTGTTTCTATTCTTCACGTCTAATTCACCAAAAATTCCTTCAAGAACATACTTATCTGTATTACCTTGTACAAGGGCAGATGAAGATCTTTCTAAGATTAATAAATTTTTATTGCTCATGTTATTATTTTATTATATTTGTATTATATATCTTTATTATAAAGTGATATTTATTAAAAAATTATTTTTTTTAGATTCCTGCTAATGGATCTTCTTCTTTAGGTTCTTCTGCTTCTTTTTCTGCTTCTTCAGCTTCTGTTTCAGCAGCGACTAATTCTTCTTCGAATTCCATGAAGTATTTAGTTAGGGTTTCTATATCATTTGTTGTGAAAGCACCTTGACCATATGTGTTGTAAAAATAGTCTGTAAATTCTTTTTCTGTTTTAGAACTAGATACAATACCGACAATTTCAGATGATTTAATTTCTACACCATCATCAGTTGTATAATCATCGATTTCAACTTTAGATTCTGGAGTAACTTTCATAGCACCTTCATTGATGTTATGGAATTGTTCAAATAGTTTTACGTGTTTCATTACTTTATATATTCTTTTTCTTTTTATATTACATTCCCATAGCATCCATAGGATCAACCTCTGGCTCTTCAGCATCCTTAGCTGCTTTTCTTGCTTTATATGCTTCGTTTGCTGCTTTATCATCTGGTGATAATTTTAAGTATCTGTCTACTAAGAAATCTTGATCGAAGTAATATTCTTCTTCCATCGTTAATGGATCTGTAGTTACTAATGAATCTTTTAATTCACTAACAAAATTAATTCTACGTTCCATAATTTCCATATGTTTTAATTCTGCAAACATATTCTCTTCAGTAAATTGTAGTGATATTTGAGTTTTAAATCCTGCGTCATCTGCGAATTCAGGATATTTAAGACACATTTGGATATGTAATGGTTTTACTAGAACTTCTTGGAATGAAGATCTTAATCTCTTAATGAATTTAGAGAATTTGATTTCATCTCTAATCATTCCATCAGCTGCTAGGTTAAAGTCTCCTCCACCATCTTCATACATGAATCTGTTAAATGGAATCTTAGAAACAGCTTTAAGCTTATCTGTAAAATATTTAAGTGCTTCTGTATCTGATAATTCAGGACCTTCACCACCTAATGTTTCAATCTCTGGACTTTCACCATCTTTACTTGGTAACCAGTATTCTTTATTAAATTGTAGCATTGGTTTCCCATCAGTATGCATACTTCCAGATTCCCAATCAAAATCTACAACTTCTTTATAGTTATTCATTAATTGAGCTAGGGATTGTTTTGCTCTTGTTTTAGATTTACCACCAACTGGTATAATAAATTTCATTCTATAAGAACTATTCGTAACGGCCCAGATTACTCTAGTGTGTTCCATAATTCTCATCAAGTTAAATGATCTTATAAGACGTTCTAAGTAACTTACCCTAGATGCCGTAGTAATTGATGAATAAGAGATATAAATGATCTGAGAGTCATATAACGTTCTCTCTTTAATTGGATCGTCTGCAAATTGAGTCCATACTTTCTTACCATCTGCTTTGTTATATCCTGGTACTAACGTAATAGGATCTATTTCTTTAAAGCCAATAATTTCAGTTTGTTCTGGATTATAAACTATTTCAAATGATAAATAACCATCAACTAGGAATTTTCTAAAGTAATACCATGCTGATTGATCTGATGTGAATCCAAAATATTGGTAAATGTCTCTATAAGATTTATGAAGATATTTGTTAACCTCTTCACTAACATCCATTCCAATAATTTCAGGATTTGCGAAAAAGTTTTTATTATCATATACAATAGACTCATCACATAGTATATCTAAAATGTCTTCAATTTCATCGTATGTTGAAAACGCTCTTAATTCTTCTCTCTTACCTTCGTATGCTTGATCAAAGAACGGAATGTTCTTACGCATATTAGTATCGGACATTGATAATGCGGCAAAGGCCCCATACATATCATCAGAGTCTAGACCCATTTGATTCATTTGACCAAAACCAATTTTATCTTCCATTGGTCCAATCGACTGAGACTGTCTAAGAACTAGATCGTCATAATACATTCCAAACGAAGATAATTTCTTAAGACTATCTTTTAATGTAAACGTTTTTTTACCAGTACTTAAAGGGCCATTTCTATTTACGAATCCTGCCATTATATTTTATTATATTATTATATTATTTGTTTTATATATATCTTCTTCTTATTGTTTAGAAAACATTTGTCTTATCTGTGTGATTGTTGTGCCGTTTAAACTAATAAAATCGCATAGTGCAATTTCCGGCCATTTTAAATAACTTACAACTGATTGTCTTGTTTTTCTACCAGGATTATATCTTCTAATAGCGAAACTACATCCTGTACTTTCTAAATATGCTTTCATTCCATCGTATGTTACTCTAAGGGACCTTTGTCTTTCAGCGTCATATGATATATTATATGCACTTTTAATAGGTCCTCCCATTCTAGTGTATAAATCATCTAATAATTGTTCTTTAACACTAATTGGTAATAGATTTAAATTTACACCTAAGTCATTATCTTCAACTCCCTCTAAAGCCAATACAACTGGTTTTTCATCATACCATGGAAGATTCTCAGTCATAGGACTATAATCAAACACATATATTTTACCAGATTGGAATCTTGATCTAGTAGCTTTTACCTCTACTATTTTTCTACTAGCAGAACTTTCAGCAAACCAAGTTTCAGCGTTTTTACGGGCTCTCTTTTTACTACCTGCTGTTCTTGATAGTTCCTTTATTCTGTCCTTAACGTAACCCATTCAATATTGTGTCTTCTGTTAGTACTATGAAATTCCAATTTCGGCCTTCACTAAATGTTTTAGCCGCATTATATTTATCCATATTTCTTACATATGCCTCTGCTAAGAATTTATAAGACGCTAAAGCCTTTTTTGAATTTTTCTTAGGTGGTTGAGGTTTCTGTATCTGTGATTTTGGTTTTATTTCAACTAAATACTCTTTATGTGTTCCATCTTGTTGTAATTGTTTAAAATAAAAATCTGGATAATATTTATGTGCTTTATTAGTTTGCCTTGACCAGTATTTTATTTCAACAGGCTCACTTGACCAATTAATTACTTTATCATTCATGTCACACCATATACAAAACTTATTTTCCCATGAGCTTCTATAAATTATCGGCTGGGGTCCTATATATTTTTCTGGAAACTTTGGATGATAATATCCTTGACTGAATCCTGAATTTTTAGTTGGTTTAACATTCTTTATTGACATTAGTAATTAAAGAGTGTATATTCCTGAATGTTCTCCTCCGTTATCACTAGAACCTGTGATTGATATAGTTCCTTTGTATTTCTGAGGGTGTATCTTGTTCCATCCTTTAGCATATCCTCTCTTTGCAATCTCTGTAAAGTATGCAAATGCATTTGGATATTTAGGATTGAAGTTTCTCCAATATTTTAATAAATCTAACATTGCGAATTGAAGACAGTCATTTCTATCGTCCTCACTCACATATCTCATTTTATTAATTGTTTTCTCAGCTAGAAGAATTAACATCTTCTCGGCTGTTGGTGTTAGCTTATCCGCGTCCTTTGATAGAACCATCTGAGCATATAGGTCTTTATTATTTAAGTAATTTTTCTTACGAGCCATTGTTATTTCTTTATTTAGATATTATACATAGAAATGTTGTTTTGTTTCTAAATGAAAAAAAGAGACCCGTTAGGATCTCTCTTTCATGTTTAATTATCTATGAAATTAAGATTGTAATTCAGCAATTTTAGATTCCCATGCTGAGATTTCCTCATTTATTAAGGTATCTGCTGCTTTAATCTCTGCGATAGACTTATCAGCCTCAGCTAATAAACCTCTTTGATCTTTTAAGAATGCTACCATATCTTGGTATGTTTCAATTGTTGATGCTTTTTCAGCTTGATTAGCCTGTTCACCTTCTAATAATTCTGTTAAGAAAGATTGTGCGTTTTCACCAGTCTGTTCTGTAATATATGTAGAAGCTTCGTTTGCAGTTGCTTCAAAGAATTTACCAATTCTATTATCGTTATTAAATCTAGAAACATATACTTTTTCTTCGATTTTAAATACATTAACTGTATTTGAATTTCCTTCAAATGTTGCTGCGAAATCTAATACTACAAAGTTTTCAACTAATGTTGGAAGTGAAGCAAATAATTCAGCAGTTCCTTTGTTTTCATATCTTACTAATCCAGATGCTAGTACATTGTTTGTAAATGTTCCTTCAGAAATTAAAGTTCCGTTGTTTGTAAATGTTCCTTCAGTTAAGCTATAAACGAATTTAGAAGATCCAGAAAACCATGTTACTTTTTCGTTTGAAAATTCAAAAGATTCAAAAGCAGCAATTGCTGAATTCATATTAGAATCTGATGTTCTTTCTATTTCAGTGATAACGTTATCATTCATTTCGAATAATCTTCCGTTAACATAAAACGTAGACGTATTCTCATTAGTAGAGAAAGGTGCTAAAATGTTAGTTGTCATATTATTTATTGTTTTTGTTTTATTATATATCTTAGTTAATTTAGTAATTTATAGTTGTATTTGAAGAGCTTATAATATACCACTGCCCGTCGTAGAATTTAATATTAACTGCACCGCCTTCTAAAATTGAAATAGTAGATGCTCCTGCGAAATTAGAAGTATCTATTGTGACTTCTCCAGCTGTTGATATTAATATCTTTTCTTGGTTATATGATCCGTTTTGAATTACAACTAATCCAGTGTTTTTAATACTATCTAATTGCGTTACATTATCTAAACCTGAAGGTTCTTGTGGATTACTTCCTTGATTAAAGTCTGATTCTGTTTTAAGAACTTTATTAATAATAACGCCTGTTCGAGCATCTTCTGTTATCTTAGAGGTTTCAATTGAACCTGATGTTGTGTTGTCATTTGTAGGTATCGTAGATGCTAATATTTCAAACATTCTATTACCAACATGTCGTTCTGAATCAAAGTCGAAAGAAGGTATAAATGAATTAATTTCAACTGGGAAACTTATTTTGTATTTATCCTTATCTTCAAATGTAAAATCTATTGGAGTTTGAATTTCAAAATCTTCTGGAATAGCATAATAAGAATTTAATCTATATGTTGCTTCATTTAAGTGACCAACCTCTACATTAAAACTATTAGACTTATATAGTGTCTTAATTAATCTTTCAGTTATTTTAAAAGCATCTAATGTAGAACTTACTAATATTTCAAGATCAACTGATAATGTAATTGGAATCATTTCGAATTCTGCAGTATAGCCTTCCATAGCTCCATCACTATTCATTTTAGTATAAGAGCCTACATTTCTTTTGTTAACTAACTTATCTGCGTCTATTGACATTCCTGTTAGATTTACAACCCCTCTTGGAACTACATCATAGTTACCATCCGCAAATGAAGTGCTAGGATGACAGTCTGGTCCAGAAGCCGTTGAGAATAAGAAATTATCTCTTAGAAACTGATCATCCCCCGTTATAGAATAATAAAAAGGAATATCGATTGCAGTTCTATTATCTGCATCCATTTGTCTGTAAAAATAAACCTTGTTATTTAAATCAGCTAATAATCCAATAATAACGTGTCTTATTACTGAATCATCGCTATTAAACCGCTGGTTATATGATGCCATATTGTTTTTTAATTATTTTTATATATTAGTATATATCTAAATTAATCTACTTTTGTTACTTCAAACTTTGAGAAACCATTCTCTTTAAAAATATGAATCTCTTTATCAAATACTTCTCTTGGTAATACTGAGTGATTGATAATAAATGTATTTAGCTTTGCTTCTTTAATTACCTTACTTAATATTTTAAGAATATTGTGAACACCATCCGCGTCAACTGAACTTAATAACTCATCTAAGAATAGTAGGTTTAATTGTGGGAATCTTAGTTTTAATATTTTAATGATTGCTATAATAATAATAAAATCTGCTTTCTTACGTTCTCCAGTTGAAAGGGTCATTGGGTTAATTTCTTCACCTAAATGATTAATTATACAATCAAACTTTTCATTAAAACGAATATGAAATGGCAAGTGCATTGTCTGAATCATTGCGGCGATATTTGTGTTTAATCCTGGTAGTATTGTTTTAACTGCAAGATTCTTTACACCATCTTCTCCTAATATTTCTTCTAGATTTTCTAAGAAATAATAGTCTGCATTAACCTTTGATTTTGCACCTATCTTTTCAGTTTCTTGAGTTTCGAAATTAGATATCAATTGTTTCATGTGAGAGAAATCAGATCCTTTTGCTAAAGAATCTTTAATCTTAAGTAATTCTCTCTTAAGGTTATTGATGTTTGTATTAATAGTAGAAACCTTATCTCTAATTAAAATATCCTTAGATCTAAAAGATTCAATAGAATCATTAA